GGATCACCCGACAGAACAGTTCTCACACCTCGTCTAAGCCCTGAAAACTAAAGCTTTTTCGCTGCTCTCTGAATCGCATCCACCACACACCGTTACTCAACAAGTACATACAATGGCCCAAAACACCGTTTCCGCTCAAGTTCCAACCATGGAACCCCAGCCCGCCGGACCCGGAGTCGCCCAACCCCAAGTCAACTTGGCCCCCCCCGTTCCTGACCCTCGTGACGTCGCTGCTAACGCAATGATGCCCCAAGTCCCAGGTCCTATGCCTAGTTCGTCTGGTGCGCTCTCGACCATCACCGCCGCCCTCGGATACAATCGGTTCCTGCCCATGACCTTCGGAAGATCGACCTACACACCGTCTTTCATCTTGCTCTCCCTCGTCCTCTCAGAGTTCGACCGCATTATGATCAATACGCATCGCTTCTACCAAACGTCTCCTGAATGGCACCCGATCATGTCTCAACTTTACTATGGCGTGATATTCATCGTCCACATCCTCGTCGCTCGTCGCACAGCCCAGGTTATCTCCATCGATGAGAACAACTTCCTCGACTGGTTCGAAACCAACTTCCCGCTGTCCTCGCTCCCGATCGCTGGCCCGCTTAAACACTTTTTCCAAGCCATCACAGTCACCTGTGGCCCAAGCAAGTACTATGGCAACATCTATCCTCAGCTCAACACTGATTGGACCGCCGCATTCGCTAACTACTACATGCCGGACAATGCCATCTCCAACAACCACTTGCCACCGCTTCCCATCTTCATGGACATGCTCAACGACCTCCTCGCTGACCGTCCCGGACGCGCCGCCACTGCCACCGTCACCCCCCGTCTCGCTTTCGATCATCGCAACGTCGACCACTGGCGCAGCTACTATCTGCCCTTGTCTCACACGTTTTCTGCAATGAACAACTCGTCTGCCGTATTCCAATTCGCTGGTATGACTTCGCTTCACGCTCTTCCCGCTACTGCCATGCCTAACTGGTATGACGCATCCCTCTTCTTCGGCTACCCAAACCGTATCGATGGAAACGCGCTTGCCAACATCTCCACCATTGGAGAGTTCACCCGCCTCGGAACTGCTGGTACCCAACACACGTTGTGGTTCTCCCGCACCATCCAGGTCATGCAACGCCACGCTCAGTTCGCCAAAGATTCGACCTCCCTCGCATCTATCTCCACCAAAGGACTCGGCGCCTGTCTCCCCATCCTACATCTCTCAGCCAACGCAGAGCTCAGCCTCCCCAACGCCACCAACAACGGACAAACCGTCCGCAACGTCCAAGCTATCGCTCCCAACGTCACCGGTGCCGCCGCTGCTGCCGTCGCCACATCCCCAGGCCGCCCCGCTGGATTCGCTGTCGCCCGCCCCACCCACTTCACAGTTCGCGCTACTTCCAAGCTCGAATCTCTTCATCTCTTGGCCGAACAGTTCTCTCTTCTTTCATGCATCAATCTTGACATGACCAATCTTGCCGCCCGCGGTAATGCATACCATGCATTCACCACTAACGCTCAGGTCCGTCACGGTCCCTTCTGGGATCTCGCTGATGTTAAGAGTCACACTGAAATCAACGTCCTCGGACAGATCAGCTCTTTCCTCGCTGGTGCTTTCCACGTCGATCAACGTCAGACCAAGTAATCACAATTTGTTTCTTTCCGGATTGATTGTTTTTGTCGAATTTTCTCTTCTTCGCTAAAGGTTGGTTCAACCCCACCTTTCCTCAATCACTCGTATAACCGGTTCCCGTTTATCAAAAAAAAAAAAAATAAAAAAAAAAAAAAAAAAAAAAAAAAAAAAAAAAAAAAAAAAAAAAAAAAAAAAAAAAAAAAAAAAAAAAAAAAAAAAAAAAAAAAAAACCC